CAACAGAGGGAAGAGATGAGGAAAGCACTATGGGGTGCATTTAATCACTTCCACCCACACACTTGGATATGAAGCATACAATAATGACGCTGGATGGAAAGTTCTGGCAATACGATGAGATACTGAAAGAGATGGACAGTGATGAGTTCTATTATGGTTACTTAGGAAAGTACGCTCTTAGCAGTAGTTCGGTAAAGACACTTTTGGATTCTCCAAAGGCTTACTTAAAATCATTAAGACAACGGAGCGACACCCCTGCGCTTTTGCAGGGGAGGCTCGTTCACTTGGCGGTTTTAGAGCCTCACAAGTTTGATAAGCTAAACTTTGTAGATGTGCAGAGTAGAAACACTAAGGCATTTAAAGAAGCACTTAGCGAGAACTCGGAGAGCTATACGATGAGAGAACACGATTCAGCTATGTATATGGCTCAGGCGATTCACGATAATAAACACGCCAGAGAACTATTAGAGGGTACTGACAAAGAAGTGCCATCAATGAATATGATGTTCGGTAAACCCTTTAGAGGTAAAGCTGATGCTTTGGGTTCAGGGCGTATGGTTGATTTAAAGACGACAGGCAGTGATATGAATGAGTTTCACTGGAGTGCAAAGAAGTTTAAGTATATGTGTCAAGCCTACATTTATAGTAAGTTATTCGATGTAGATTACAAAGACATATATTATCTGGCGATAAACAAAGAAACTTATGACATAGGAATCTTTGATGTTTCAGAAGAATTTTATAACTTAGGCGAAAGTTTAGTAGAGAGAGCAGTTCAAGTATATACGGATGAGATAGAGAATGGAATGAATGAATTGCACAACTATACTATTCGAGGCACACTTTGATTGAAGACGATTATAAATTATTAATAGAAGAATATAAGAACGACATTCTTTTGTCACTCAGAATGGGAGTGCTGAAAGTAGATGAGTTAAAGTATCTGCTACAGCACTTCAAAGATGAGGAGAACTATGAGGCTTGTCAAGGTCTATCGAATGCTTACGTTCTATTTAAAGAAGAGTTAGATGAATACTGATTTTGATATATTAAGAGACATTACACAAGAGGTTTGCAAGGCAGACCCTATGAAAAAAACAAGAAAGAGAGAGGTTGTGTATGCACGAATGATTATGTATAAAGTGCTCAAGAGTTTTCATAAACATACTGCTACTTCAATAGGGAGAATGTTTGGAAAGAATCACGCCACGATATTACATAGCATTAACCAGTTTGATAATATGGTTAGTTACGATGATTGGCTGAACAATAGATTCCACTGCGTTATGAGTGAATATACAAAAGAGATTAGCTTACAGAATGAAATTATTGCAGATGTACACCTAAAGAATAAAATACTTGAATCTAAAGTAAAGACGCAAAAAAGAATCATAAGACAATGTAAGGAGATATCCAGTATCATTGATGGCGTACCCGAAGCAAAGGTTGGACAGATAATTCAAAAGCTCCGTATGCTTTCAGAGATTGCTAAGAAAGAGATAAAGCCTCGTAATCAACAGACAGTAGTATATAACTCTAATATAGTATCACACGAATGAAACAAAAGAAATGGACTCAGGCTCAAAGGATAGCTAATCTGGAGAAAGCTACTTCTAATCTCTATATGATGATTCAGGCGATAATTGATAAGCTACCCAAAGAAGAAAACACCGAAGAGAAAAAGTAGTTACTTTAATTAAAGATGGTGTATGTCTGACGAGCAAGAGTTTAAGAAACAGGGAGTTATCAGTGCTAAAACACAGAAGTGGTTAGCTGATAAGAAACGTAAAGAAGAGGAGGCGAAAGCTAAACCTAAACCAGCTCCAAAGAAACCAGAGCCAAAAACAAACCAACCGACGATTATAAAAGAAGAGCACCAGAGATATTCTGATGGGCGTAGAAACAACGGAGCTGTCAAAGGAATATCAAGAGGGCAAGGGCGTAAGCCAAAAGCGAAAGAAGAGGAGATAAAGAACTTCGCTCTTGGTTCAATGAAACGTGCCTTTGGTAGTGAGAAGAAAGCGTGGGAAGCTCTTGCAAATATGAGTAAAGATTCCTTCCCACACTTACGCCTGTTATGGGAGTACAAGTACGGTAAACCGAAAGAACAAAAGGAATTGAATGTAAAACAGGAAGTGAACATTCCTGTAATATCATTCTTAGACCCAGAGAAGACTATTGATATTGACGCTGAAATACAAGACGATGGCAAAGAAAATAAAGAATAGTTATTCTCCGTTCTTTAATGAGAAGAAGGGATTTGATTGTGTTGAATACGAGATAGGTAGAGAGAGATGCGAGGAGCAGTGTTCGTTCTGTAGCGTTATACCTATCACTGAGTAATGAAGAATGTTAATCTTAATCCAAAGTATCATTCGTTATTTAAGTCTCCATCCAGATACCATATCTGTACTGGTGGGCGAGGTAGTGGAAAGTCTTTTGCGGTAAATACATTCTTAGTATTACTCACTTACGAAAAAGGGCATAAGATACTTTTCACTCGATATACGATGACTTCGGCAAGTATGTCGATTATACCAGAGTTTCTGGAGAAGTTAGACCTTATGGGTATTGGCGGTAACTTTACTGTCACTAAGACTGAAATCATAAACAATCTTACAGGGAGCAGTATATTCTTCAGTGGTATCAAAACAGCCAGTGGAGACCAAACTGCAAAGCTAAAGTCTATTCAGGGTGTCACCACGTTTGTATTGGATGAGGCGGAGGAGCTTACAGATGAAGAATCTTTTGATAAGATAGATTACTCTGTAAGGGCGATGGGCACACAGAACAGATGTATCTTAATTCTAAACCCCACTACAAAAGAACACTGGATATATCAGAGGTTCTTTCAGAACAGAGGTATTGCTGATGGGCACAATGGAGAGAAGGAGAATGTGAATTATGTACATACTACATACTTAGATAATAAGAAACACTTGTCTGAATCATTTGTGGCGCAAGTAGAGGATATGAGAACCAGAAGACCAGATAAATATAAGCACCAGATATTAGGTGGCTGGTTAGATAGAGCTGAAGGAGTTATCTTTACTCACTGGCGCATTGGAGAGTTCGACAACAATCAGGATGCAATCTTTGGACTCGACTTTGGTTTCTCAACAGACCCTTCAGTATTAACTGAGATTGCAATAGACAAGGTTCGCAAAATAATATGGATTAGAGAGCACTTCTACAAGGCAGGTATGTCCACCTCCAATATATTCGAGATGTGCCGTAGAATCGCAGGAAAACAGCTTATAGTGTGTGATAACAGTGAGCCTCGACTGATAAGTGAGCTGAAGACTAAAGGACTCAATATAACGCCAACGATAAAGAAGAAGGGTAGTATATTGACAGGAATCGCCTTAATGCAAGACTACGATATTATTGTAGATAAAGAATCTATCAATACAATTAAGGAGTTCAATAATTATGCTTGGAAACTAAAGGGTAGTATTCCACAGGATAATTGGAATCACAGCATTGATGGGAGTCGGTACGCAATTCAATACCTACTTACTCGCTCTGTTCCGAAGGGGATGTATATATTGCGTTAGAAGTTCTTTTTGTAGTTACTTCTTTCTACTTGCATTTTGTAGTATTCAAATCCCCTCATACCAGCTATATGTGAATCTGTAGGTACAAAGTACTTCCATCCTTTACTCATACCTTTATTTATATAGTAAAAGAAGAATGCGGCTAATTTACCTGTGTTCTTTTCAAATATAACTGTTGCTGTAAAATCTGAAGTTGGTATAACTTCTTTTATTGAGAATGACTCTTTGTTAAAATTACCTTCTCTGTCTTTCCTTGAGAATCTCGACTCTACTTCTTTTGCAAACGAGTCAAGTTCTTTAGCTATCGCTTTGTTCATTTTCTATTTCTTTTTGTAAGTTAGCAAGAGCTCTCCACGCTACTTTAGCTGAGTGGCGCACTCCATCTGTATCTATTGTACCAGCCTCAAGTAAGTGGCGAGTTAATGCATCTAATTCATCTCCAGATTTACTTCTATCCCAGTGCAGAGGTTTATCTGGATTGTGTTGCTGATTTCCCATATAAGAACATTGAGCAACTTCTTTTATCGCATCAGGGAAATAATTAAGCACTCCACTGTAAACAGGTGTTTGTTTCCTTGTAAATTCAATAGGGGTATCTGTAAATTCAATAGGGGTCGTTTCTTTTTCTTGTACATAGTTTATCGCCTCATCAAAATAATCTCCTGTGAATTTAACACCCCCTGTATTTGTTTGTTCCATTTGTATGAATTTAATAGGTATAAAAAAAAATACCCTATCTTTCGACAGGGTATCTAAACCAATAAATGAAAAAGATTAACTAAATAACCAATACAAATATAGGACAATTTCTTAACATTACCATAACATTGGGAAATAAATTTCTGTATATGTTTGCAGTATAACAATTTTAAATATAAATAAAATGGAAACAAAGTATAGAAATAGAGCAGAACATTTTATAGTAAGAGAACAATATAGTACCGAAAGAAAAGAAATAATATCAGAAAATTACAACCTTCTTAATGAAATAAACAAAAAAGAGTTTAATAATAAGGGTCTATTAGAAAAATACGGAAATTCGAGTGTTTATGTTCTATATGAACCAAAAAGTAAATAGTTTTATAAAAACAGGTAATTATTACAAATAAATAAATATAATAATATGGAAATACAAATTGATTTCGGTGGTTTTTACCACTACCACGATGAATACATTGACGATAAATGTGATATGTATGGCATTGACACTGACAAGATTGATTGGGGTAAAACATTTGTCCAGTATAGTGTAGCTTGGTTACACAGATTCACAGATAAGACAGGCATTGAATTGTTTTTCGCTGGATTAGATTCTCCGAGATATTACAATTATACTACTGATAAAATAAAAGCTAATGTAATACCAGATGTTTCTAATCAATTACTGACTTATATAAATGATGATTTTAAAGAATGGGCTAATCCTCAATTAGTTTCACGCTCTGGGTTTATGTCATTTTATAATGGAGTTGATGATTTGATTGAACGTGCTAATGATGATGATGATGACAAGTCTATTTTATTGGGTATGGTGTGCAATTACCTAATGGAGTTGATGGAAGTAAATGACGACATTTACGATTTAGAATATGATATAATAGAATTAAATTAAATATAAATAATATG